AAAGTCGGGAGATAACCCTCGTAGGGCATCCTTTTTAGCACGAATGGGCAATATGCCTGGCGCTGAGATGAAAGATGGGAAGCCTACCCGACTCCTATTATCTCTTAGAGCTTGGGGCGCATCGTCCAAGGAAGACGCTAAAGCGAAGGCTAAAGCGATCTCTAAGAGGAATAAATGAGACCTGTATCCGTTGGAGTTGAACCTACAGCCGCTACGCTGACTACTGTTTATACAGTACCTACGGGTTACTACGCCAAATTCACAGTCATGTATATCCACAATACTGGTGGATCGACAAAACACATTACTGTGGTGTGGAATGATGCAAGTGCCGCTACTTCCTATGACATCCTGACTGAATACAACTTTACTTCTAAGCAATACCTTCAATTTGATGGCAATGCTTATATCGTTTTAGAAGAAGGCGATAAAATTGAAATTACGACTGAAGCGGGTAGTACATTCAGTTTTATTGCCACATTTGAGGTTTCAGGAGCGCAACGAACATGACCTACTTAGAACTTGTTAATGATGTTCTTATACGCTTGCGTGAGAGTTCAGTCTCTACTGTTGGCGAAACAACCTATTCTTCTTTGATTGGCAAGTTTGTCAATGATGCTAAGAGACAGATTGAAGACTCTTACAACTGGAATTGCCTTGCTCAAACAATCACAGTAACCACTACTAGTGGTACGAGTTCTTATGCTTTGACAGGTGCGGGACAGAAGTTTCGTGTTAATGACGCTCTGAACACAACAAGTTTGATTGGTCTTCGCAATATTGAGTTTGTGGACATGAACCGCAAACTAAACCTTGGTGCGCCTTCACAATCTATTCCTTCAGAGTTCTGCTTTAGCGGTGTAGATGGTAATGGAGATACCAAAGTAGACCTGTTTCCAGTTCCTTCTGGTGCTTTTACTCTGTTGTTTGACCTGACAATCCCACAAGCAAATCTGTCTGCTGATGGCACATCTGTCAAAGTGTTGGACTACTTAGTGACTCAGAGTGCCTATGCTCGTGCTTTGATTGAGCGTGGTGAAGATGGTGGAACAAACTCTAATGAGGCTTATGCTTTGTTTAGAGGAATGCTCTCTGATGCGATTGCATTGGAGTCCACTCGTTATCCTGAAGACAACTTTGTGGCGGTCTAATGGCAGCACAACTCCAAAGTTACAGTCTCTCAGCACCAGGCTTTTATGGCCTGAATACTGAAGACTCTCCCCTTGATTTAGGGGCTGGCTTTGCTTTGGTTGCAACTAACTGCATCTTGGATCAGTATGGTCGTATTGGTGCTAGAAAAGGTTGGTCAAGGGTTAACTCTTCCTCTGGAAACCTTGGCGCTAATGATGTTGGTGTGATCCATGAGTTAGTCCAGACTGACGGGACTCTTACAGTTCTGTTCGCAGGTAACAACAAGATATTTAAACTTGGCACTTCTAATGCGGTGACTGAGTTGACCTATGGTGGTGGAGGCTCTGCTCCTACCATTACTGCATCTAACTGGCAGACTGCCTCTTTGAATGGCATTGCTTACTTCTTTCAAACTGGTCACGATCCACTGATTTATGACCCCGCTATAAGTACTACTACTTATCGCAGAGTTTCTGAGAAGTCTGGTTATGTTGCTACTGTTCCTCAAGCAAACATCTGTATCTCAGCTTTTGGTCGCCTATGGGTGGCTAATACTGCTACTGATAAAACAACCATTACCTTCTCTGATCTGATTGCGGGTCATGTATGGGGTGGTGGTACTTCAGGCTCATTAGATGTATCTCGTGTATGGCCTAATGGTGCTGATGAAGTGATGGGCTTGGCTGCTCACAATGATTTCTTGTTTATCTTTGGTAAACGACAGATTCTTGTCTATTCTGGTGCTTCTACACCCGCATCTCTTGTTCTAAGCGACACAGTAGGCTCTATTGGGTGTATCGCAAGGGATACCATACAAAGTATTGGTACTGACGTAGTTTTCTTGTCAGATTCAGGTGTTCGCTCGTTAATGAGGACTATTCAAGAGAAGTCTGCACCCCTGAGAGACTTGTCTAAGAATGTTCGTTTTGACCTTTCATCGTCTTTAGCAAGCGAAACATTGGCTAATTTGAAGTCTGTTTACTCAGAAAAAGAAGCCTTTTATCTACTTGTTTTACCTGCATCTTTCCAAGTTTATTGCTTTGATACCAAGCAAACATTGCAAGATGGTGCTTCCCGTGTAACCAAGTGGGACTCAATTGCTCCTACTGCTTTACGTTCATTGCGTAATGGCGACTTGTACATTGGTAAAAATGGTTACATCGGAAAATATGGAACTTATCTTGATGACACAAATACGTACCGATTTGCGTACTACACAAATAATGCAGACTTGGGAAACCCTAACCAGATTTCTATTCTGAAGAACGTGACTGCCATTGTGATTGGTGGATCAGATCAGTATCTGTCAATCAATTGGGGATTTGACTATTCTGGTGCTTATCGTGCAGAGAATATCTATATTCCTTCACAGACAAGTTATGAGTATGGAACTGCTGAATACAATATTGCTGAATACACAAGCGGTGTGCCAATTAAGACGCTAACAGCAAATGCTTCAGGTGCGGGAAAGATTGTCCAAACAGGGTATGAAACAACCATTAAAGGTGTCTCATTTTCATTGCAAAAGATTGAAATTCAAGCCAAAGATGGCAAAATGGGCTAAGGAGAAACATCGTGTCAAATTATACAAAGACCACCAATTTCGCCAGTAAAGACAACTTGTCGCCTGGCAATCCTCTAAAGATTGTCAAAGGTACTGAGATTGATACCGAGTTCAACAACATTCAAACTGCTGTTGGCACTAAAACAGACAATGCTTCTGCCAATATTACTGGTGGTTCAATCACTGGCATCACAGACTTAGCGGTTGCTGATGGCGGTACTGGTGCTTCTACGGCTACTGCTGCCCTGAATAATCTCTTACCTACCCAAACAGGTAATGCAAACAAGTATCTCCAAACTGATGGCACTAACGCTACATGGGATGCGGTAAGCCTCTCTACTGCTGATATTACTGGCACTTTGCCTGTCGCTAATGGTGGTACTGGTGTAACTACATCTACTGGTACTGGCGCAGTTGTTCTGTCAAACAGTCCTACTCTAGTGACTCCCGCATTGGGAACTCCTGCTTCTGGTACGGCAACTAACCTAACTGGTTTGCCGATCTCAACAGGTGTATCAGGTCTTGGTACTGGTATAGCAACATTCTTGGGTACACCTTCAAGTGCTAACCTAGCTTCTGCCGTAACAGATGAAACTGGTTCTGGTGCTTTGGTGTTTGCCAATAGCCCAACTCTGGTTACTCCTGCTCTTGGAACTCCATCCGCTTTGGTTGGAACTAATATCACTGGTACTGCTTCAGGCTTGACTGCGGGTAACGTAACCACTAACGCAAACTTAACAGGTGCGGTTACTTCTGTTGGCAATGCAACATCTCTTGGTTCATTTAGCTCTTCTAATCTTGCAGGTGCTTTGACAGATGAAACAGGCACAGGTTCAGCAGTATTCGCTACATCACCTACTTTGGTGACTCCTATCCTTGGAACACCAACAAGTGCAACTTTGACAAACGCTACAGGGCTTCCAATCTCAACTGGTGTGTCTGGTCTAGGAACGGGCGTTGCAACGGCTCTAGCGGTAAATGTAGGCTCTTCTGGCGCACCTTTGGTTAATGGTGGTGTGCTTGGTACTCCATCTAGCGGTACTGCTACCAACTTGACAGGTCTACCTTTGTCTACTGGCGTGACAGGAACACTTCCTGTTGCCAATGGTGGTACAGGACAGACTTCTTACACAGATGGTCAATTGTTAATCGGTAACTCTACTGGTAACACTCTAACCAAAGCCACTTTGACACAGGGTTCTGGCATTACGATTACCAATAGCGCAGGTGCAATCACTATTGCGGCTTCTGCTAGTGGATCAGGTGATGTTGTTGGCCCTGCTTCTTCTACTGATAACGCTTTGGTTCGTTTTGATACCACTACTGGTAAGTTGGTACAGAACTCAGTAGGTATTCTGAGTGATACAGGTGCTATCTCTGGTTTGACAGATGTAGCGGCTTCTGGTTCTGTAACCCTCTCAGGAGGCACAGCCAATGGAGTAACCTATCTCAATGGTTCAAAGGTTCTGACAAGTGGCTCTGCGCTTACTTTTGATGGGGCAAATCTTGGCATTAGCACAACATCGCCAGCCGTCAGAGTACATGCAGTATCTGGAGTTAATTATCAATACCGCGCCGCTTATGATGCAAGTAATTACATGGATGTTGGTTATTTTGGAACCAACACCGTGGCTCCATCTAACCCTTTTAATGCATATTTCTTAAACGGCTCTGAACAAATGCGCCTCACCTCAACAGGGTTGGGTATTGGTACAAGTTCGCCATCTTACAAGTTAACTGTATATGACGGAGCGGCTGTATTCCAAAATGCTGAAACAGGCACAGGTACTAACAATGGTTTTTTTGTAGGAAATGCCAGCGCAAGCACTGCGTATGTCTGGAACTTTGAAAATTACCCAATACTGTTTGGAACCAATGCCACAGAGCGTATGCGCCTCGACAGCGCAGGCAATCTAGGTCTTGGTGTTACACCGAGTGCTTGGATTAGTGGTGTCAAGGCTTTAGATATGGCACAAGCCGCATATGTTGGCGGCTCAGGCGGTGGAGGTTTTATTGATGGTAACAGTTACATTGATAGCGGCAATACAGCACGCTACAAAACAACCAACTCTGCAACACGATACAACTTTCAAGGTGGCATACACGCATGGTCAATTGCCCCATCAGGCACAGCAGGAAACGCTATCTCCTTTACCCAAGCAATGACGCTCACAGCGTCTGGTCAACTTGCTATTGGTTTAACAAGCGCAAGCACAACGCTTCATGTTTCAGGTGCAACCACAACAGATGGAAGCCTTAAATACAATCAAACATTACAAAGCACAGGTGCATATAACGCAACGCCAATGAGTGGAACATTGGTTGCTCTTAAATACAATTCTGGTGGTGATTTTGCGGGTATGGGTGGTTGGACAATCGGTAAAGAAAATGCAACCGATGGTAATTACTCAAGTTATTTCGCAATGCACACCAGACTAAATGGTAGCGATATTGCAGAACGAGTCAGAATAGACTCTGGCGGTAGCCTATTAGTTAATATAACAAGCCCATCAAGTGGTGGTTTTGCAAGCGGTACAAAATTTGCCGTTAATGCAGGAGGTAATGTTGCAGCAGGGTTTAGACGGGCAGAATCTTCTGGCACTAACGAATACATCCGCTTTACAGATGGAGATGATGCAGACTGTGGTTCTATTGATGTCAACGCAACAGCAAACACAACTGCTTACAACACATCTTCAGACTATCGTTTAAAACAAGACATTGCCCCAATGGTAGGTGCGCTTGCAAAAGTATCTAGCCTTAAACCATGCACATGGAATTGGAAACACGCACCAGAGGTAGAAGGTCAAGGTTTTGTGGCTCACGAGTTGGCAGAGGTTGTGCCTGATTGCGTAACTGGCGTAAAAGACGAAATGGACGCTGATGGAAAACCTGTCTACCAAGGTGTTGACACATCATTCTTGGTGGCTACATTGACTGCGGCTTTGCAAGAATTGAACGCTAAATTTGATGCTTATGTTGCATCACACCCATAATCTTTAAAGGACTGACATGACTAACTGTCCTGAATGCAAGCAAGAAACAATGGGTTCATCACCTACTGGTGTATGGTGCAATAACAAAGAATGCCAATATCAAGACCCATGCCCATGTTGGCAAAACAGAATTAAAGATTGTTTTTTTCACTATAAACAACAGCAATTAACCGCAAAGGAAACAGCATGACTACCACTTGGACAATCTCACAACTAGACCGCAACACAGCTAATGGATTTGTAACCACAGCACATTGGCAAGCCACAGCAGTAGATGGCGAACACACAGCATCCATTTACTCAACAGCATCATGGGCAGATGGCACAGTCAACACGCCCTATGAAAAATTGACTCCTGAAACAGTTTTGGCATGGGTCTGGGAATCGGTGGATAAGACTGCGACTGAAGCGGCTTTGGCGGCTCACATTGCTTTGCAGAAAGCACCAGTAACGGCTTCTGGCACTCCATGGGGTCAAGCATGAATCTGAATTTAGAAACAAACGAAGTCCAATTCATTTTGAATGTGTTGGGTGAGATGCCCGCCAAGTCAGGGGTCTGGCCTCTTATCGTAAAGATTAAAGAGCAAGCAGAGGCTCAATTGCCTAAAGAAGAGGAATAAATATCATGGCCTTTACAAATCAACAGATTATTGATTATTTGTTAGCTAATCCTAAGTTAACAGATCCTCAAATTGTGGACGCTATGAAGCAGTTCTCAATTACACCTGCTCAATTGGCAAGTGCTGTTGGGTTGTCTGAGGGTGCTATTCTTTCTAGAGTTGCTGCAACTATTCCCAATGGTTCATCATTAACTCTTGGCGACATGGTTATTGTTCCCCAATATCGAATAATTGGTTCTGGGGAAGATCAGCAAATTGGTGAGCTTGAGACTTTCTTCACATCTAAAACCAATGGAGATCCTAATTACAAAGCTCCTGTTGGCACAGAAATGAAGCAATATGGTGCTGATGGTGGATTTCAACAAACACTAAAGACTAAAAAAGAACTTTCATTTGTTGGTGGCATCGTAGATATGCTCAAAGATCCTGTAGTTTTAGCGGCTCTAGGCGGTGCGGCAGCAGGTGGATTGTTAGGTGGTGCGGGTGTAGCAGGAACTGCGGGAACTGCTGCAGGTACTACGGCAGGAACAGGTTTAGGCACATCATTAGGTACAGGTTTGACAGCGGGTGCTAGTGGTCTTGGCTTATCTACTACTGGAGCAGGTCTTGGTGCTTTAGGCACTGGTGCTGGAATTACTGCGGGAACAGGTTTAGGAACTGGTGTTTTAGCTGGTTCTGGTCTTGGCACTGCCTTATTGGGTACAGGCGCAGGTTTGGCGGGTTTAACTGGTACTGGCATTTTGTCAGGATCAGGTTTAGGAACAAGTCTTCTTGGCACTACAGGAACAGGTGCTTTAACTGGAACTGGTGTTTTGACTGGTTCAGGTCTTGGTACATCTTTGCTTGGAACAGGAACAGGAACAGCCGCTACTGTTGGTGGGCTGGGTAATACTGTTGCAAACCTTGGTGCAGGTGCTTTAACTACTGGTTTAGAGGGTTTAAGTACAGGTTTGACAGGATTAGGTACTGGTTTAGGTACAGGTCTTGGCACAGGCTTGACTAGCATTGGCACAGGGTTGACCAATACTGCTTTAGGCAATCTAATCTCTACTGGTTTAACTACTGGTGCGGGTCTTCTACAACAGCAGACTTCCAAAGAAGCGGCTGATAAAGCAAGAGCAATGATTGAGGCTGAGACTGCTTCTGCTAAACAAGCAGCGGCTTTTAGACCTATTGGTATGACCACTAGGTTTGGTACTTCACAGTTTGCAATTGATCCAGTAACAGGTCAATTGACAAGCGCAGGGTACACACTGAGTCCTGAAGCCAAGAACGCTCAAGACCGATTTATTACTTTAGCGGGTCAAGGTTTAACTCAAGCTGAAGGCGCTCAGGAAGCCTTTGAACCACTCCAAACAGGCGCACAGAGCTTGTTTAAACTTGGTGCAGGTTATCTTGCTGAGAAACCTGAAGATGTTGCTAAGAACTATCTTGCTTCTCAAATGGCTCTCTTGCAACCAGGCAGAGAGTTGGAGTTAGCTAATCTGCAAAATAGACTACAACAACAAGGCCGTGGCGGTCTGTCTGTGGCTCAAGGTGGTACTTATGGTGCTACAACTCCTGAGTTACAGGCTTTGTATAACGCTCGTGCTAGACAAGAGGCTGAGTTGGCGGCTAATGCTCAACAATTAGGTCAGAGGGATGTTTTGTTTGGGTCAAGTCTATTGGGTCAAGGCTCTCAAGCTATGGGTCAATACTATGGTGGTCAGCAAGCCTCCTATGCCCCATATACAACTGCTTTAGGTCAGATTCAGGGCTTAGAACAATTAGGACAACAACCATTCACAATGGGTGCGGCTCTTGGTCAACAAGCGGCTCAAGCGGGTTCTAATGTTGGTCAATTAGGTTTAACTGGTGCTAAATTAAGTACTGCTTTGGCTACAAGTCCTGCGGCAACAACCAACCCTTATTCAACAGCATTAAGTGGTTTGGGTGCTTCAAATGTATTTGGTACGGCTGCTGGCGGTCTATTTAGCAGTTTATTTTCTTAAGGATTCATCATGGCAGACAATATCGTAGGTAGTCTTTTTGGACTAAACCCACAAATGTATGGTGAGCAACAGCGTGTAAGTGCTTTAAACGAAGGCATTGCCCTTGCTAATCTAGACCCTGCTTCTCGTGGTGCGGCATTGACCTATGGTGGCGCTAGAGGTCTTGGTACTGCTATTGGTGGTGCTATGGGCATAGAAGACCCTCAGTTGAAGCTAATTAGTGCTAGAAATACCATTGCCAAACAGATTGACCAGACCAATCCTGAGTCGATCCTACAAGGCGCTCAGATGTTGGCACAGATGGGTGACCAACAAGGTGCTATGGCTTTAGCTCAATATGCTCGTCAAGCACAGAGTGAAATGGCTCAGACACAACAAAGACGGGCGGCAGAACAGTCTTCTTTGGCAACTGCGGCTAAGACTCAATTGTCTATCAAGCAAGAAGAGCAATTGCGTGATGAGTTGTCTAAGTTGCCTCAAGGTGCTACACAAGATGATGTTCTTGCTGTTGTTACTAAGTATGGTTCACCAGATAAGGTTTTAGCGGCTCTACAGGCTTCGGCAGACAAAGCAGCAGCTAATGTAGCAAAAACTGAATCTGCACAATTGGCTAATCAGGCAAGGATTGATGCGGCTAAAGTTGCGGCTGATGCAAAGATTGAGGCGGCTCGCGTGGCTGGTGCTACTGCTCTGCAAATTGCTCAAATGAGAGCAGATTCTGCAAGAGAGTTAAGAACATTGGCATCCTCACTTAAAGGCCCGAAAGTACTTGCTCCTTCTCTACAAAAAGAGGAAGACAAAGAACTTGAGTTAGTTGATTCATTAACGGCTCGTGAGACTTCACTAGCACCCGCTATTGCAACATTGACTCCTGATCCTAAGACTGGTAAACCACCTTTGGAACTTGGCCCTGTCAACAATTTGCGTTATCAAGCACAGAATGCGGCAGGTAATTCCTCTGTTGAGAGCCGAAACTATGCGGCTTTGCAACGTGCTGTTCAAGAGGCTACTAACTTGAAGACAGATGCGGCTAAAGGTGTTCAGACAGACAAAGACGTTTTGCGTTTTGCTAATGAACTTATTGCGGCTTTTGGTGGCAATGACACAAAAACAACACTTGAAGCTCTTAGTAACTTCTCAAAATCTACTGCAAAAGCTAAAGAGAATGCTCAGAAGCGCATTGATAGTAGACGTACATCACAAGGCATAGAGCCTTACTACGGCCCTAAAGCTGGTACTGCACAAAACCCTATTAAACTGGACTAAAGGTAAGCATCATGGCGACTGTTTATGAATACAAAGGCGCATCCTATGAGCTACCTGATGGCTTATCAAATGAAGCCGCTTTAGCAAAGATTAAGGCTAGTTTGGGCGAGGCACAACCTTCTGCCCAGACTACTCCTCAACCTACTGCTGAAGCTCCAAAAGAGCAAGGACTAGGTGATCTTCTTAGACGACAACTTGGTTTGGCTACTCGTGCCGTAGTTACTGGTGTTTCCTCTCCCGCCAATATCGTTACTGACTTTTTAAGTGGTGCAGCTAATGTTGGTGCAAACATTATTGGATCGGAAAAGCGTGTTCCTTACTTGTCTAAAGAACAAAGTAAAGGTCTGACACAACTTGGTGTTCCGCAACCTGAAACAGGTGCTGAAAAAGCCGCACAAGTTGGTATGCAAGCATTGTCCTCTGCGGCTACTCTGGCGGCAATTGCTCCTAGTTCTGTGTTTGGTGCTGATTTGGTTCGTCAACTTCCTGCCGCTACTGTTGCTCCTATGGTTGCACAACCTGTAGCAGAGATAACGAAAGAAATAACTGGTAGCGATATGGCTGCTACGATTGCCGCTTTGGGCGTTTCTGGTGCTGTTGGTAAGGCTACTGGCGACTTTGCGGGTCGGCTTGCTACAGGCAAACAACCAACTACTACGATGGCTGATGTTCAGCAAAAGGCTTCTCGTGCTTACACAAAAGTAAGTGAACAAGGTATTGAAATATCTGGCAAAAATGCTACAAACCTTGTTGACAAAGTAAAAGCTCGTTTGGACGCTGTTGATTACATTCCAGAAAATGCCGCACCTGTTGCAAACATTTTGAATAAATACGAAAGTATCCTTCAACGTGGAAACATTACTTTTGATAATGTTGAGCAGATGCGCAGGTTGGCAAATAACCTGAAAAGCAACCCAGATAAGAACATTCGCAGACTTGCAAGTGAAATGGTTGACAGTATTGATGACCACGTTGCCACATTGTCTCCCAAAGATGTAGTGTCTGGTGCGGGTGGAATTGATGTTGCTGTTAAAACAATCATGGAAGCCCGTAAAGACTTTAGAAATGCAAGTCGTGCTTCTACCCTTGATAACATCTTAAATGTTGCAGAAACCAAAGCGCTAAATCCAAGTGCGTCCGAAAGTGAGTTGATTCGCCAAGGATTTATTGGTCTTGCCGCTAACAAAAACAAGATGAATTTGTTTAGCAAAGACGAGCAGAACGCCATTAAAGCTGTTGCAAAAGGAAGCACTTTAGACCCTCTGTTGACTCTAATGGCTAAATTCAACCCCCAACGTAGTCAATTGATTACTGGTGGTGCGGTTGGATTTGGTGTTGGTAGTCCAGAGACTTTAAAGTATTCAATCCCAATTGCTGCCGCAGGTTATGGTGCAGACAAATTACAGGCAATGTTGCGTAAACAGTCTGCTGAACGAGCAATGAGTGGCTTATTAACTAGTACTACACCTAGCCCACAACCCTCGTATTACACGAGAGGCTTGCTTAGTACCATGATGAACCCTCCACAGCAATGAAAGACGGGCTGTTTGCTATCTCAGTAGCAGCCCTTCTTCTTGGTTTTGTAATTTTTTGTAGTTATATTATTGTTTGGGCATTTCCGTGATCGCCTTTCTCTTGGCGGCAACCATAGAGTACCGATGTATTAAATGGACTTGGACTGGCGATGTTTTTAATCGCAGAGTAGTCTGTCTCAAGTGGGAGAGAAAGAAGTGATCGATCCAATTACGGCTTTAGCGGGGATTCAATCCGCTATTTCGATGGTCAAGAAGGCAGCGGGTGTTGCCCAAGACCTAGGTTCACTAGCGCCCATGATTGGCAAGCTATTTGACGCTAAGTCTGTAGCTACCAAAGCGATGCTTCAAGCCAAGCAGTCTGGTAAAGGCTCAAACATGGGGACTGCTCTCCAGATTGAGATGGCTTTAGAGCAAGCCAGGGCGTTTGAGGAAGAGTTAAAGATGCTCTTCATGCAGACAGGCAAGATTGATGTCTGGAACAAGATTAAAGCCCGTCAAGCAGAGATGGACTTGGCAGATGCCAAAGAGATAAGTGCGCTAAAGAGGGCAGAGAAAGCAGCCAAAGAAAAAGAGCAAGAGATGAACGAGTTGGCTATGATTATTGGCGGTTGTGCGTTTGTGCTGTTCTTGGTATTTGTTGGTGTAAATGAGTTGATGGAATTTTGTGCAACGACTCGTAGATGTGGCAGATGAATGAGTACCAGAAGACCTTTGACTTGTGCTTAAAAATCTTCGTTTACGGGCTTGTGGCACTTTATTTCTTGGGCTTTCTAAAGTTCCTTCCTGATGATCTGTCAGACAGAATTGTTA